GAAAGTCAAGAGGAGTTCCTTTTACTGCTTGGTTAGTAGACCCCAAAATGGATATGCGAGATTTGATAAAATATATCCCGCTATCGGTTTGGGCGCAGGGCTACATTGATAACCTAACAATGAAAGAAACGGAGAGTAGATACAATGAAGAAAGACATGGAAACTCTAATTGAAATTGGGAACATGGTCTTTCACGAGTTAGTCCAAGTGAAGGACGATATTCATAGCATGAACAAAATAGCAATTGGTGTGATGGTAGTAAATATCATTACATTGGGATTGTTTGCGGTGGTGATGCTTTGAGAAAATATCCGCCCTACTGTGGGGAGTGCTACCACGCACCAGCAGAAACATTATCACGGTGGGGCTATTGTAAAAAATGTATAATAAAACAGGAGGAAGAAGAATGAAAGCAAAAAATGATTATATCATCATACAGAAGAAGAAACTACAATCGGAAAGCGGTATTGTTAGAGGGCAACCTAAAAATATTGGTGTTGTGATTGAGAAGAATAGTCAAACGGAAGTCGGAGACTTGATAGTTTATAAGTCAAGTTTCATGTTCACTTTCAACGGCGAAGAATTTGAAGCAGTATCGCCGCACGATGTCGTGGCTGTGGTAGGAGAGGAAGAGTAATGGCTGAATGCGTTTTGTGTAGTAGAAGCGTTATTCAATCTCACCTAATTGATGGGGACTTTTGCCCCGATTGTTGGGAGGCGGGAGAATGAAGTGGGTTGCTGAATGTGAACGGTGTGGAACTTGCTATCCACGCAACCGACAGCCCATTGTAAATATTATGACTTGTTGCGACCTAACAATGAAATGGGAGGAAACGGAATGATTATAGAAATTACAGAAGAAGAATATGAAGAACTTGAAGCGGCCCTAAACCGAGAGCGTAGGAGACTATCCCTCGCTTTAGATATTCTGTCAAGTTCCGATTTGATAGATAGATACTACCAAGAACTAAAGGAGATGGAAGAATGATTTACAACGAAGAAGAAACAAATGAAACACTAGTGAAGGGAATTGAAGCAGTAGCCGATGTAGTCGGTGTAACATTAGGACCAGCAAGAAATTCTGTTATTATTGACAGACCCGATGATTTGCCCCCGTTGATTATCAACGATGGCGTTACAATTGCTCGGAATATTTCCTTATCAAAAGAAGAGATGGTTGGTGCAAAACTACTAATTGAAGTCTGTAAGCGAGCGCAGGAAAAGTCCGGTGATGGAACTACTTCTGCATCGGTGTTGGCTAATGCTTTCATTAAAGAGGGAATGAAACTGATTGAACAGGGATATAACCCAACGCTGATTAGAAGTGAGTTCACCAAGTTAATGCAGACTCTAGAATCCGAGATTTCGTTTAACGCATCGGAGATTACACTTGATAACATTTATGCTATCGCCTTGATTAGTGCAAACAACGACGAAGAGATGGCCTCACGCATTACTAAAATTATTCGTGCTATTGGAATGGACGGAGTTATTACCGTTGAACCTTCCCATACGGGAAAGGATGAAATGGAAATCGTAAAAGGTTTTGAATCATCGGCTGGGTATATTCACAATGTTTTGGAACGGGTCAATGGAAAGGAGAGGAGAATGGAAAATCCTCTTGTGTTGGTTAGCGACCAAGAGGTGAAAGACTTTGAAGAAATACTACCTGTGTTGGAATTAGCAAAGGAGAACAAACGCCCACTACTAATGGTGCTTAAGTCTATTAGTCCTATTGCCTTGAATCAATTCGTGGTGAATAGTATGAACGGTTCTATTGATGCTTCTATTGCTAAGGCCGAGGACATTTCTGTTTGGACCGGGCTTAAATTAGGAGACTTGGCTACCTATCTAGATTGTCATTATTTTATTAATGCTTTAGATGAGGATATTCGCCATGCCCGACTTGAACATTTGGGTGAGTGCGAGTCATTAGTTATTAACGCTTCAAGCACACTATTTATCGGTGGACCTGCTAATGACGATAGAATTGAATATAGACTTG